CGAAAGTACACGGAAAAGCGGAAGTATACGGAGGAGCGGAAGTATACGGAGAAGCAAGAGTATGCGGAAAAGTGAAAGTACACGGAAAAGCGAAAGTACACGGAAAAGCGGAAGTATACGGAGGAGCGGAAGTATACGGAGAAGCAAGAGTATGCGGAAAAGTGAAAGTACACGGAAAAGCGAAAGTACACGGAAAAGCGGAAGTATACGGAGGAGCGGAAGTATACGGAGAAGCGGAAATTAAAAGTCTACAAGATTATATAGTTTTCAAAAATAACTGGTCGAGCGGAAGAAGTTTCACATGGACAAGAAGCAACGATATGTGGAATGTTGGTTGCTTTTACGGGAATGGCAAAGAACTAATAAAAAAAGCATATAAAGACAGTAAATTGTCGGGAGATATGTATAAGATGTATGTTGAGTTAGTTGAAAAAATAAAAGAAAGATTAAAGGAGGAGGAAAATGACGGATAAACAAATAGATAAAAAAGCTGTAGGTTATCGCATCAAACAAATAAGACTAAGTAAAAGGTGTACTTTAGAGCAATTTGCAAATTTGATTGGTACTAGCAGAAGTAATGTTTGGCAATGGGAAAACGGAATGATGTTACCGACCGGAAGTCGTTTAGTAAAAATTGTAGAAATAGCAGATATTACTATAAATGAGTTGCTATATGGCGATATTAGAAAAGAGGAGGAGCAAATGAGAGGGTTTGAATTAATAGAAGGACTTAATGGAGAGTTACCGGTTAAAGCAACTGTTAGTAGTGCTGGAGTAGATTTTATAGCAAGTGAGGATATTAGAATACCCGCTTTTAGATTTAAAGGAACAGCTACTTTAGTGCCAACTGGAGTAAAAGCATTTATGCAGGAAGATGAATACTTACAAATTTTTGCTAGAAGCAGCATACCTGTAAATATGGGGTTATTAATGAGTAATGGAGTAGGAATTATTGACGCTGATTATTATAACAACCCTAAAAATGAAGGACACATAATGATAGAGTTTACTAACTTAACTAATGAGCATATAACTATAAAAAAAGGAGAAAGAATTGCTCAAGGGATATTTAATAAAGTGTTACCTGTAACTCATGGAGTAACAATTAAGAACGCTACTAGAAGCGGTGGTTTTGGTAGTACTGGAGAAAAATAAAGTTTAAAGATATAAAGAGAGGTAAATAAAATGGAAAAAGTAACAATTCAATTAGAAGAAGCAACAGTAAAAGCACTAGACAGATTTATAGAGTTAGATGGATGTGATTTAACAAGAGAAGAGAAAGTTAATGTAATTATTCTTGCTTACTCTGGAAAAAACCTTTGTGATATGGATGATGAATTTGAGGAAAGTGAATTATGCGAAGAAATGCGAGCGACCATAAAAAGATTAGACCCTGTTACGGATAAAAAAGCACGTTTTGGAATGGCTGAACATGAAATAAAAACTCTTCTAATTTTGCGTGAAATTATGGAAGATGAAGATGTGAAAAATAAAATTAAACAAGATGTGATTGATTTAATTGATGATTTAGAAGCGGAAACAGAAGAGGAAGTAGAACAAAAACAAAGATGTATAGATTTAATTAAAGAGTTAGATTAAGTTTACATAAAAAGAGAGGAAGAAACAAATGAGAGAGATAACAATTAAATTAGATGAAGCGGTAATAAAAGGTTTAGAAAGATTATTAGAATTTAAAAGTGAAAATTCGCATATTCAAACTAAAGAACAAATCATTGAATTGTTTCTTTTAGAAGATGTACCAAAAACATTGATGCAAAGTGATGATAATTTTATAGGTAGCGACCTAGAAAAAGAACTAAAAGAAGCCTATGTTAATTTTTACCCGCCTTCAAGTAAAGATAGAAAATTTATAGAAAATATTAATAAAATAGAAACTTTGCAAAGAAAATTAAACAACTCAAAAACCAAAGAAGAAAAACGAGAAATAATAAAGGAAATGCGTGATTTTGTTACTAATATGGAAGTTAGCGATGAAGAGGATAGGAAAGTTAAACAAGATATGTTATCTTTCGTTGAATTTATAGAGTCAACAACGGAGGAAATTCATAATGAGGAATAGTTTAAATCAAGTTATCAAATGGCTCAATACGAAGCAAGCGAGGTATATCGCTTATAGAGAAGTAGATAAAATAAAAGCTGCTCGTATTAAACAAGCAGCAGCACAAAAATAAATTACACATTAATTATAACTTAGATAAATAAAAAAGTCAACGGGAGGGTAAAATGGCAATACATAACTTAAAGATAGGTAATTACTTGTTAGAAGATGCTATAAAGCATTTAGAACGAGCTGGAGAAGATGTTAGAACATTAAAGGTCTGTAAAGAAGACTTAGAAGAGAAGATAGAGAGTAAAAGTATATCGACTTTTAGCAAGTTAGCTAAATTAAAGAAATTAAACGATAATCAACAATTAGTGTTAGATAGATTAAAGAAACATTTTAGTAGTGAGTATGTATTTGATAATATAGCTCGTTTTATTGATTGTCAAAGATATTTGAAAATTGACGGCGAAGTGTTTAAAGCGTTTAAAAAATTGAACGCACAAGAAGAAATAGAGGTATTAAAACATTACATCGAATATTTAGAAACAAAGGAGAAAGAATAATGCTGACATCACAAGAGTTTATTGAAAGATTAAGAGAATTAGGATATAAGGTCATTGTAAACGATGATAGAATTGAAATTCATAAACCTTTTGCATCTACTTATTTATATACTGGAGCAGTAGCGATGGGCGAACATAGATACATTTTTCTTGATGAACTACCATTAGAAACGTTATTAATTTTAACTCAATATATTTTAACTCCGTTTGAAAAAAGGGGAGAAGTTAAAGTAGTTTATTATAGAATACCTCTACCAAATTTATTTACTACGGACGAACAACAACAATATATCACTTTAAAAGATGGTACTTATTTCGCTAGTAGATTTAATAAAAAATTAAAACAAACATTTAACGAGGAAGAATTGGAAGATGTTCCAAAATTCTATAGAGATTTTGCTGTAACGATAGATAAAAAGGAGGAAATAATTAGTGATTAATAATGTAGTTTTAACCGGAAGGATAACTAAAGACTTAGAGTTGAAATACACAAGTTCTAATATACCTAGTGTTGCTTTTACTTTAGCTGTTAATAGAACACATCAAAGTCAAGATGGAAAACAACAAGCTGATTATATAGGTTGTATAGCTTATAGGAAAAGAGCTGAAAACATGGTACGTTATCTCGGGAAAGGTAGTTTAATCGGAGTTGAAGGAAAGATACAAACAGGAAGCTATACAGATACTAAAGGAAATACTGTATATACAACAAATGTAATAGCAAATGAAGTTCATTTTTTAGAAAGTAAAAAACAAGGTCAACAAGGTCAGTTCAACCAAAATTATAATCAATCATTTAATAACAATGGGTATAATCAACAAGGAAACTATAATCAAGGCTACAACAACAAAAATAATGGTTATAACGCTCAACAAAAGCCTGATGCTATGAATTACATAGGGCAAGGTCAGAACGGGCGAAATAACGCTAATAATCATCAAGGTGCGTTTAACGATTTCGGTAATAATTTCCCTTCTGATAATGAGTTTAACTTTGAAGATATACCTAACCCGTTTAAAGAAGATTACTAATGAATGAACAGAGATATATTTAAGTGCGATGGTAAGGTCTTAGTAGTTAATTTCAAGCTGCTAGAAGCGTTAGGAGGGCGAGGATATTCAAATGAAGCTATCGTCCTCCAACAGATTGATTATTGGTTAGAACAAAATAGAAAACAAGATAAAGAATATATAGACGGAGAATATTGGGTAAGATACTCGGTAACAAAATTATATAAAACAGATTTCTGTTTATTGTTTAGTATAGATACATTAAAGAGAATAATAAAGAGTTTAGAAGACAAGAACTTCGTTATTATTTCAAAAAAAGAAAAGAAAAAATACATCAGAATAAATTATACTGAAATAAATAAATTTTTTAGCATTAGTGGAGAACCTGTGAAGACTCCCGATGAACCTGTGAAGACGTCAATGCAGAACATTGAAAATAGAATAATGGTGCAAAATGCACCAAATAAAGATGTGATAAGCACTAGAGAAATGGTGCAAAATGCACCGAATGAAAATCAAAGTGGTGCAAAATGCACCGAACAAGAAGTGCAAAATGCACTAATCAATGGTGCAAAATGCACTAATGAAATGGTGCAAAATGCACCGACTATATATAAGATTAATAATAAGATTAATAAGATATATATAAAATATAATAACTTTATCAAAGAGATACTTGATAATAAGAGTGTTGATAAAGTTAATATACTTAATAATCATATAAACTATCTTTTTTGGTTTTCTGAAATAAAACATGATGTAAGGCTTGTTATATCAAGAGTTTTAAACGATAATACTTTACCTAAAACGTATCGCATAAACACAGAGAAAGTTGATATATCAAGTATACGGGCGACTTTTGAATTAGTGCAGGAAAAGAACATAGATTATTGCGTTGACAAAATCTTAAAATCTAAAAAAATTACTAATTTTGAAAGTTATGTTATAGCGAGTTTATATAATTCAGTAAAGGTTAAAGAAGATAAAGATATTAAAACTAGTTTAGGTTATGACTGGTTTGGAAAGGACTTGTAGTTGGAACATAAATTTTTTGTAAAAATAAAAGCAGAAGATTTTCCGAGAACTACAGCACAACAGAAAAAGTTTTCAACTAAAACAAAGAGATTTTACGAGACACAAAAAACTAGCTTGGCTAAAGGTCAACTAGATAGAGCATTAAGTGGAAGACAACCTAAAGTACCTTTTGACTCGGCAATAGAGTTAACTGTGTACTGGGTGTTTCCTAAAATCAAAAGAGCTAAAAACGGACAAAGGAAAGATACAAGCCCGGATGTAGATAATTTACAAAAAACATTGCAAGACAGATTAAAAAAATTAAACTTTTACAAAGATGATGGTTTAATATCTGATTTAATTGTTAAAAAGCGTTGGCATGATTGCAGCGGTTTATATATTAAAATCAGAGATGTTGAAAAGATAGATGAAGAATTAAATGAGATGCTAGAGGTTTTTTCAAATGGATAAGAAGAAAAAAGAACAAAAGAGGTAATAAATGAAAGATTTTATAGAGACAATACTATTTGTTATTTTAGGAAGTATATTAGGACATTTATTTTTAATATTTTTTTATACAAATGATGATTAGATTAAAAAGAAGAGCAGAGAGAAATGGAGTAGGAGGGTAGGAGATGAGTGCAGTTAGAATAAGATTTTGGTTGAAAAACGGTGAATTTTTAGATACTTCAATTGATATTGATGATTTAATAGCTATAAATGAAGTATATGGTAAGGTAAAAGCTGGAGTAATAAGAAATGAGAATTTAAAAATCACTATTTCAAATATAACATTTCATGTTGACGATATAGCAAAAGCATCATGCTGGTATGGTTACCTATTTACAGATGAACCATTATCAACTGTAACGATTGAAGAAAGAGATGTAATAAAAGAAGAGCTTAATAAAGTATACGGTAAAGTTGATAATTTTATAGAACGTATAGAAGAAAAATTTTTAATTACAATATTAGTGATTACATTAATAATTGCAACATTAGTTACAGCGTGTCAAATATTAGGAGGATAGGAGAATGGCTAAATTTTGGAATAATTTAAAATACCATGAAGATACTGTTAAAAAAGAAAAATTAACTAAAGAAGATATAACATTCTTAAAAGACTTACAAAAAGAACTTAATACAGAAGATACAGTAGGAACAGCTAGTCCTAGATTTTGGGTTATTAAGCAACCGGAAAGAATATATCATGTAGATAAAGATGAAGCAGAACATTATATGTTTATTGAGACAGATAGTCATAGTGAATTAACATTAGAAGATTTGAAAGAAAAACTAGAAGATTTATTCGATGAGAATTTAAAAGATATAAAAATCGAAAACAATGAATTGATTTTTAAATACTATGATGAAGATTTTGAAGAGGAAGAAGAATATACTGTGGATTTTAACAATAATTATTTTTCTAGCGATAGCATGATAGAGAAAATATTAGAGTTATTAAAAGATGAGGTAGAGGTATTTTATTACAAAGAAATAGATGTAATAGTTCCTAATTGTTTATTTTTAACTCAGATAGATGCTGAAAATCATTTAAGAAATAACGATTACCATTATCACGAAGAAGCAAGAACTTATTGTATGTGTGGCTGGAGAAGTCCACGTTTAGAAAAATTGATTAATATTTTATCGAAAACTGATTTTGATGACATAGAAGTTAAGTAGGAGGATAGGAGATGTTCGAGAAAACACTTAAATTACTAATTGAAATGAAGAACGGAGACAGATTAGCTGTTATAACCAACAAGAATACAGTAGCGTGTTTTAAAATGTGTTACGATACAAAAGGAAGTCTTGACGAAGATTTTACATTTGAGGTTGAAGGAACACCTGTTAAAATTCATGAAGTAGATAATGCTAGGTGGTTTCCAATTGATGTGATATAAGGAGAAATAAGATGTTACAACCGAAAATATATATTAAGGAATTGAATATAGTCAGAGAAGTAGAAATGATAGATTTCTACAATAAAGTAGTATTAGCTCGCCTTATAGGAGTTAGACCTCGAGGCGAAACAGCTATATATTCTTTTGATGAAGTAGAGTTCATAGAAAATACAGGGTTTAAAGATATGAACGGAAAGTATATTTATGCGGGAGACATAGTTACACTTGATGATGAGTACGGAGATGAATATAAAGTAATGCAAGACGAAGATGAATTGACATTTTATTTAGAGCCTATAAAACCATTCAGCATTACTGATAAAGAAATACAATTAAGAAAATCTATGGAGTATAAAATAACTATAATAGAAAGGTAGAGAAAAAAATGTTACAACCGAAAGCATATAGTAAAGAGAAGCAGAAAGTTTATGATGTGAAATATATTGATTTCGACAACGAAACACTAGAATTATTGACTGAGCAACAATTTGATTTTTACGCTCATGTATATGATTTTGATGAAGTAGAGTTCATGGAAAATACAGGATTTAAAGATATAAATGGCGACTATATATATGTTGGAAGTATATTAACTGATGAAGGGGTATTAGGAGACGACTACTGGGATTATGCAACAATAGAAAAAGATATTAATGATGGGTATTATATTTCTTGGAAAAACAATGAATTTAGCGAAAGTCTGTACGAATGTTCAGCTTACTCTGTTGTTGGAAACATTTACGAAAATAAGGAGTTATTGAAATGATGTACAAACTATTAATCAAAATGAAGAACGGAGAAATGTTAAAAATCAAAACAGAGCTAAAGACTATAGAAATGTTACAACGGGTTTACGATAAAAAAGAAGAGTGTAGCGATGATTATATGTTAGAAATAGAAAATGAAAAAGTTAGAATTAAAGCTGTTGATTATTTTGCGTGGAGTGCAGATATTTTTGCATGAAGCGGCAGTATATTTATGTAATAGATGAAAATACTTTAACAGTTGAAATAGGTGAAGATAAAAATGGATATAATAAGTGATATAAAGTTTTTAAAAAACTCTTTTAATGATATTAAGGAAAAAGCAAGTGAATTAAACAAGGAGTGGAAGAGAGAAATGGATAAGCAAAAACTGATAAATGAAATGAACAAAAAAATAGATGAACTTAAAAATGAGTTTTCGGAAAAAATTGCTGCTTTAGAAGAAAAGAAACCTTATGAGATAAGTTATCCGGAAAGTGGTGCAGAAGTGTATTACTTTGACGATTACACAGGAGATTTAGAAAAAAGGTTATTTGATAAAGACGATGGATATGATAAATATTTATACGAAATAGGTCTATATTTTCAAACAGAACAACAAGCCGAGCAATTCATAAAAGAGCAGACTTTAATTAAGAAGATAAAATGTTATGCGAAAGAACAGCAGGGGGATTGGCAACCTAATTGGGAAGAGAGAACTACGAAATATTTCATAAATATTCTACACGATGATAGAAGTGTAAGTGTTAGAAGAACTATCGAATTTGACGTGTTGCCTAAACTACCTCATTTCAAAACAGAAGAAATAGCTCAAGCGTGTATTGATGAGTTTGGAGATGAGATTTTGGAGGTGTTTTGTTAATGAAGATTGAGAATTTAGAAAAAGCTGCTGAATTAAACACGTATATTAAGGGTATAGAAGATTTTATTAATATTTCTAACAGAAATCCTGGATATATAAAAATAAATTGTGGGATTGTTTGTATAGAGATAAAAAAGGAACAAGAGCATGAAATAATAAACGCACTAGAAAAGATTAAAAGTAACACAATAGAACAACTAAAAGAGTTAGGAGTTGAAGTGTAATGAATGAATTAATGCAGAAGATAGCAGAAAAGTTAAGTGTTAGTATAGATAAGATACCGGAAGTGTATGAGGGCTTGAAATGGCAATATGTTGTTTGGGAAGCGTGTGACTCTATGAGTTGCATCTTTGGGATTGCAGCATTTTGTGCTACCGTTGCACTGATATTTAATTGGATTGATAAAGATTCGGAATGGCGAAATGAAAGTGACCGCCTAAAGTATAAAAAAATTCTAAAAATAACAACATTGATATTAATTTCTTGTATATTAAGTATATTGTTTTTACAAATATTAAAATATGTATTTGCTCCCGATATTGTATTTTTAAAAGGTGTGTTAGGGGGATGGTAGAATAATGAAACTATCTGATTTTAACGTAGTCGAAACAAAAATAAAGGAAATAAAACTGTGTCAAATATTTTTAAAACCTGATACGGAATATAAAGATGAAAAAGAAACTAACGAGGATAGAAAATCAATTGAAGAGTATTATAGAAACAAAATCAAAGCATTGTATAAAGATTTAGAAGATATGGGTGTGGAGGTTGATATAAATGTTAATCAATTACACTAAGTTAAAAGATTATAGGTATAGACAAGGGGGAATTAAAAGATATTGTCATAAATGCGGCGGAGAGTTAGAGTATTGTTACTTAGAACGTGGTGTATATTCTATACGATGTGAAGATTGTAAATATCATACTTTAGTAGAAGCTGAAAACCCCAACTTAGCATTGGTAAAAGTAGGAGAAAAATAAAATGTTAGTAGAACAAAACAAAGATACTTTAATTTGCACTATAGAAGCGGTTGATATACAAGAAGCTATTGAAGAACTGGAAGAGGCAGAAGTTAAAATTAGAAACAATATAACAAATGGAAATATAAAAGAAGGAATTATCATATACAGCAAGAATGTGATGGTAATTCGGAATACAAAATACAAAACTAAAATAAGAGAAGAGGTATATTAATGAGAAAATTAAAATTAATAGCAGCATCAATTTCATTGGTGTTTTTAACTACGATATTAGCAGGGTGTAATAAGGATATTTGGCAAACAGATTTTGAGTTTACGAAAGTTATTGTTAAACTACCTAACGGAGAGATAGTCGAAGGAGAGGTTGAAGAGTGGACTAGTTACCATGAGAAGTCTATGGTTAAAGTTAAAATCAAAGGTGGTAAACAATATTTAGGACATTCAAACAACATAATCTTATATAATGATTAGGAGATTGATTGAATGAGTAGATATGTTAAGTTTTACCCCTCAATTATTAAGAATATTAAAAGACAAATGGCTAGTAGTTATTTAGATGATTATGAGACTTTGAATTATATTTTATATAGGTTAACCAAGAAGGATAATTTTGTAATAGAAGCGGATGTTATTACTTCTTTAAGAAATATCGCTGATTTTGATGTTGACGATGATATTTATTGTTATTTGGAGAAAGAGTCTGACATTGTAGAAGCGGTAAAAGTAAGAGATATTATGTTTGATATATTAAACAGTAAGATGCAAAGTATTAGAGGTAAACAAGTGAAGTTTAATACCACTAAAGTAAGAGTCTTATTAAGTAATTCTAAAAATAATATTATCATGAAAACATCGTTATACCGCATAGAGTTTTTAACTGGAATGGAATTGAAAAAGTATATAGTTAAAACTGTTGTAGCTCCTATAGGTAGTTTAAATACTGTTAAACTTTTGAATAAAAAAGAAACAGAAGATGTTATTTACAAAGCAGCTAGATATTTAAGTGTTAAGTTTAATTGTGGTTATAAGATAGATTATGAAGCATCTAATATAACTGTAGAACGAGGACAAGTTTTACAATTCCATTGGGATAGAGGAGCATTATTATTAAATGGTAAGATGATAGTAAACTTATTATCCGGAACAAAAGAGATTGCTCGTAAGGTTATGATGGAGATAAATAACAAAGCGCATAAATTGTAGATTTTAAATATATAACTTGATAGAATATAAGTATAAAATATAAAAAAGGGGGAGATTGCCATGAGACCTTTTCCAAAAGCAAGAATTAAATTAGGTAATGGAGTTAATCTTAAATTTACTAAAAATGGCACTAGTATTACAAGGAGTGGTTATTGTCCTACTTCCCTAACTAAAAGCAACAGAGGGCAAAATAACGAGCATACAGAGTGTTTTGGAGATACATTAGATAATGATACTTTCTTTTTTGAAGAACGAGTAGAGCGTGATGATAGAAGTTTGCTTAAAAAGATTTTCGATAGGACTGTGATTTTTATAATATATACTATATATGCGATAGCTGGAGCTATATATGTATTCTTTAACTTATTTATTTTCGGGGTACTATTAGCAATAATATTGGGGTTGTTGTACATTATAATCACTTTTTTAAGTTTATTATTTTAACAAAAACTTTTTCGTAATGAAACGTTTACTTTTTTTATATCCCTATGATACAATGTAAACGTTGAGGGATAGGGGGCTGCTGATAATAATGCTTATTTATTAAATTTATCCTTTCTGTATAAAATTTTTGTTAAATTTCAACCCCCTACCTCTTACATAAGAAGACGAAACTAATAAAAAAATCCCCCCTGTTCAATTTTACAAAACCGAATTTTCCTAGAAATTTCTGACTTATTTTTATTTTGTGTTTGAGTAATTTTTGAAAGTGGGAGAAATGAGGTATAGTTTTGACTTATAAATGTAAGAGTAATGATAAGTTTGTTACTTATTTACTTAATAATGAGAATAAGATACGAAGAAGGTTAGAATTGTACCTTATGACCGGGAACGAAGGTGCAAGTGATAACTTAAATATTACATCTCATAAAACCGGAAGGGAAACCGAGAATTTATTAGTAAAGAAGATAACGAATAAAAATTATGTTTTCCGAAAGAGGTGTCTTGACCTTTTGGAACATGAATATAATAAATGCGACCTTATTACACAAGATATATGGAGTTTACGTTTTAAATCTAAATACTCTTGTGAGAGGGTCGGACGTGAAGTTGGCTATAGCAAAAGTTCTGTATATGATAAAATCAAAATTTTAAAAAATAGATTGCTCCCTCAAATTATCAAGATAGAACAAGAAGTCTATGATAAATGCTGATTTCTGATGTAAAATCTCCTATTTTATTTAATTGTGTATTACTTTTTTCTTTAAGTGTTGTATTAAGGAAAAATAAAAGAAGATAGATTATAAGTCTATCTTTCTTTTTTTTGTTTTAAAAGCAAATAAAAAAGATTGTTAGATATAAACTAACAACCAATGAGAAGAATATTTTTTATTTTTTTATTTGCCACACAGACCCCCAAATTTAACGATTTTTCTTCCTAGCGGGAGTAAGAGAGTGTATGGAGAAAGTGGTGTTTTTTCTTGATACTATTTTATATAAAAATATTAATTCCAGTTAAGGTTTTAAAAAACAGACTTTTAGCGTTAGTTTTATTTTTTAAAAACCTTTATTTTATATATAATAGAAGAAAAAAATCAAAAAACAGCGTGAAGCCTTGCTACATCTATCTTCTATTATTATTTTAAAATATTTTGAAAAAAAAGTAAATAATCTATTGACGTGCGTACGGTAATATGTTATAATTGATTTGTAAGTTGATAAAGACTTACGTTTTAAAAGGGATTTCCTACCTTTCGACTAGAAAGGGGGTAAGAATGATTGAATTATTAAATAATATTATTTTAATTTTAATTATTATCGAAAAGATTTTAATTTTAATTGACAAAATAAAAAAGCCTAGTGATGCGAACACTAGACAAAAATAAATTAATCATTTATATAAGCGAGCCTGTTCCCGCAGGCTCCACCTTTTAAAATATTATATCATATTTAGATGAAAAAAGAAAGGGGTATTTAAAATGGAAATAGCGGGAGCAATATTAAACAAAAAAAACAATAAGTATGAATATACATTTAACAATATTTTTTCACTTATAGAAATATGTGAAAATTTAAAAAATGATTTTAACGAAAACTATCAAATAGAATTAATTTTCTCAACAAATAATCAACATTATTTTATAAAAGATTTCCAAAACGAGTACAACTCAAAAGATGTTATTTTTGACTTAAAAAAGATAGTAAAAAATATTAAATCTATCTATAAAATTAAAAATTTTGATATTAATAAATTTGATGAAATTATAGATAGTTGGTTAAAAGAAATTTTAAAAAAACAAATTATATAGAGGGGATAAAAATGACGGAAAAAGAAGTAAAAAAATTAAGAAATATTAAAGACAGAGAGCGTTACGCTAATGATGAAGAGGTTAGAAAAAAAAATGCTTATCGGCGTTCGAAAAGTGAAGCAAAAAGATTTGTTGTTAAATTAGGGACTGAAAAAGATTTGAAAGACTTACAAACGTTGTTAGAAAAGCGATTAAAAGAATTTTAAAAAAAACAATAAAATATTAAAAAGCTATTGACAAACGTACGTACGTTTGTTATAATATAAGTACAAGGTAAGATAAAGAAATAAAAAAAGCGATAGAGTTAACAACCGCCAAGTTAACCAACTCTATCACTAAGCCGAATTTAATTAAATAAGTATAGAATAAATCTAGCCTTTTTTAAAAAATTCATATTTCTATTTTACCACAAAAAAATAAAAAGTAAAGAGGTAAAAAGAATGAAAATAAATGTAGCGTTAGTTTTAAGACTAGAAGAAGAAGTTGTAAGAGAATTTGACAACGAAGAAGGTTTAACAGATTGCACTGAATATTTAGAAAAATTACAAGAAGAAAATTTAAATTTTTTTGAAAAATATAGAATACAAGTAGCTTTAACTTTAAAAGATGGGGAGTATATTAAAAACGATTATGTTGGAGATGTTTTCTATATTGAAAAAATTGATGAAGCTGGTTGGGAATTAAATACCTTATCTGATATGTTTATCAATATTAATGAACAGGATGAAATACCAGCAATATGGGAGTACATGAACAATGATTGGAGTTGTTTAGAAAATCATTTTAACAACTCTTATGAAATGGTAAGGGCGGTATTGTATGGTGATTATCGCTTAGATGATAATTTTGTTAAATTCAATGGGTATGGAAATTTAGAAAGTTGTAATGAAATTCCTTATCAAGATTTTGAACAAGAAATATTTGAACAATGGTTAACAGAAAATTTGTAAGAGGTAAAAGAAGATGGAAAAATACAGAGTTTTAACAAAAAAAGAAATTAAATCTTTGAAAAAAGAAATAATAGAAGATACAGCTATTAATGTAGGTTACTGGAACGAGATATTTTCTGAAATAGCGTTGATTAATCATAGATTGATGTTTAAAGTAACAAACAACGCTTATGAGTTAGGGATTGAATATGATGAGAGAAAGTCAAACTTTGAAAATTTCATTGTAACAGAATTTGTAAAAGAAATAGGTTATCAAGAATTTAAAAAATTAATACCTTATTTCTTAGGATTTTCAGGTAGTTATTTAGAAGGCAGAAAAGTTTATATAAAGAATTACGGAGCGTAAGAAAATGAAAAAATTAAATCAAGAATACAATTTATTTAATGAAATAGAAAAAGCACAAAAAAGTAATGTTGAGTATGGGAACAAAATTTTTGAGTTGTTTAACGGAAACAATTTTAATAATTCAAGAAAAAATACAGAAAAAGTTGAAAGAAATGGAATTGTAGCAAATACACCGTTTTTAGTAAGTAAAGAAAAAAATATATTATGTGTTGTATATCCTAGAAAACACGGTATTTCAAAAGTCTTCTTTTGGGGTAAAAGATACATTTCAGAAGAGACAGCTAGAAGAAGATGTGAAAATTAATTTTAAGCGTGGTTAAATTGCCACGCTTTATATAAAAAAAAAAGAATGAGGTGTAAAAAATGAAATTACAAGAAATTTATAATTTATTATACGATAAAGAACTTTTAGAAATTAGAAAAAATGATATTAGTTATGTTTTAAAATCTACTTATGATTTTTTAGAAGATTATCTTGATTTTAAAAGAAGAAAGAAATTTGTTGTTATTGATGAGTTTGAAACGTTCGAGGTTGACAATAAATTATTATTAAACAGCGAGGTAGTGGAAATTGCTTGTTATGAAATTCTTGATTGTTCTGAGTTACATATAGAAAATTTAATATTTATAGATGTGAAATAGTTTTAAAAGGTTGGACATTAAATCCAACCTTTTTTTATTTTGTTTAAAATTAATTTGCGGATTTTAAATCCATAAATAAAGTGTTGTGTAAAGTTTTTGATTAAAATTTCAAAGTCTGGAAAAACTGGACAAATTGGAAGGTATTATTATAGTATGAGAAGATTTTAAAAAAGGGGGAATAGAGATTTTAAAAACCTGTGGTTATTGTAAAAAAATACACGATAGCAAGATAAAATGTGGAGCTAAACGGAAATATTACAGAGAGAAAAATAGTAGGTATAACAAAAGTCAAGACTATCAAGATATTATTAAATCTAACAGATGGAAAAAGTTAAGTGCATTAATTAAATCATTAGACAATCACGAATGTTTAGTTTGTAAGACTTGTGGTCTGATTAGTCCTAAAGTGCTAGAAGTTCATCACATTGAAAAAGTAATGAATAATTTTGAAAAAGCATTTGAAATTGATAATTTAATATCATTATGTATTTATCATCACAAACAAGCTGAACAAGGTTTAATAACAATAGATGAACTATTAGACTTGATTAATAAGTATAGAAATAAAGATGCTAATAACGATATACTAACGCTTTAGCCTTTTCGCTTATCCATAGCTTGCAAGGTCAAGAGGTCTTGACTATTTTTTTATATTTCAAAACAAAATTAAAACAAATAATAATTAAATTAAATAAGTTAAATGATATTTAATACTATCAATATTGATAAGAAATGTGTACTTAATATACACATACACTACTACATCTACATATATGTATTTAATATATATTTAATTAAAATGTTTTAAATTAAATAATAATTAATCAATTTGTTGATTGAATGAAAAGCAATGAACACAAAAGAGGTTTAACCTTTTAAAGTTTATTAGCTTTTTTATTTTGCTTTTGAACAAGAAAGAAAAAGTTTACCCTTTTTTAAAATAACCTACCCCCCCTATAAAATATAAGGATTTTTAGGTATTTCTAACGACCAACCTGCCCCCCTCTATTCTCAATTTTTTTCTGCTGCTAATGATTATTGGAAAAAAAGGCATAAAAAAAAGGACTATCCTTTGAAATTTTGGATAGCCTTTTAGAAAAGACAAAACTGTTTATATCAATGATTATAGCATATCAGAAAATAAAAATCAAGAGGAGGAATTACTTTGAAAAAAAAAGAAAAAAAAGGTCAAAAAAAACCGAGAAAAACGGAGAAAAACGAAGAAAAAGTATCAGAAAAGGAGAAAAAATCAAGTAAATTATTCAAATTTTCTTCTGAATACAAGAAAAATAGAGAAAAACTCTTTGAAATGGTACAAGGTCTATCTATAGGAGATAGAATGTTGTTCGATGAATTATTCGATGTATTTGAAACTCATGTAGGTATATGTAAGCAACTAAAAGAAGAGATGAAAAATGACGGAGTGATAATCGAAAAAGAATATGTGAAAGGTAGACCAACTATTGTAGCTCATCCTGCTATAACAAACTATAATGCTTCAAGTAAAGCGTTGAACTCTACCGCTTCTCAACTATCAAAACTGTTTGACAAGTTAGGAGCAGGAAGTGGAAAAGAGTTTAATGATTTAAAAACATTGCTGCGTGGAGAAGTCAATAATTAATGCTTTATGAAAAATCTCTACAGTATGCTAAAGATGTTGTAAGCGGGAAAGAAATAACCACACCCGAAGTAATTTGGGAGTGTAAAAGGTTTTTAAACCTATTAAAAGAGCAAAAAAAGAAAAGTTGTTTGTATTACTACGATGAAGAAAAGATAAAAACTATAGACGAGATACTAAAATTAATGAACATGGCTTCCGGTATAGGAGTAACAGGTAAACCTATATATGATAGTCTAGCACCTTTTCAATGCTTTTTCCTAAGTAATGTCTTTGGCTGGAGATTTAAAGCTAACAGAAATAAGTTTAAATATCGTGAAATAACGTTGTTTATACCGAGAAAGAACGCTAAAACGTTTATATGTGCATTATCTTTAATATTACTTATGTTGACCGAACAAGATTATTCAGAGTTCTATTCTATATGTTTGGAGCGTGAGTCGGCTGCTTTAGTTAAGCAAGCGATGACTCAAATAATTCAGTCTAGTCCACAATTAAAACCTTATTTCAAGTTAAGTAATACTCTGATAGGTAGGATAACTTGTTTGCTTAACAGCAATACATATCAAGCTCGTACTGCTCAAGCAAATAATAATAATGGTATCAAACCTTGTGCGTTTATTGCCGATGAAATAGGAGCTTTCACAGATAAGGGAAATATAAAAGCTATGGAGTCAGGACAATTAAACGTTGTTAACCCTCTAATGTTCAAAATAACAACCGCTTATCCGGAAGATAAGAGTATCATGTTAGAGGAGTTAGAACATCTTAAAAAGATATATTCAGAAACAGAAGTTGACGATAGATTGTTCGCACTATTATATTATGCTGATGAAGAAAATCTATGGACGGATAAAGGTTTATACATGGCAAACCCTCTAAGGATAGAGGAAAACTATGAGAGTATCAGACGTATGAGAAATAAAGCCTTGTCTTTAGATAGCGAACGAGCAGAGTATTTAACTAAACACATGAATTACTTCTTACCTTCATTAAGTGGAGAAGAGTATATAGATGTTAGAAAGGTTAAAGAATGTATAGTGCCATCTGTTGACTTTAGTGGAAGAAGAGTTTATGTAGGTCTTGACTTAGCTTTAACAACGGATAACGTTGGAGTAACGATAGCAAGTCTTGACGAAGACGGAGAAACTATCTTATTGGATAGCTGGGCATTTATACCAAGTAGCAAAGTAGAAGATAAGAGTAGGAAAGAACGGACGAACTACAGAAGACACATTGAAAGAGGTAACTGTTTCGCTTGTGGAGATGAAGTAGTAGATTATGGTTTTATAGAGAAGTTTATTTTAGAGCTAGAAGAAGAACTTGATTGCAGCATTGAAGCTATTGGTTACGATATATTCAACGCTATGAGTACAGTTCAGAAGTTAGAAGAAAATGGATATTTAACTGTAATGGTAAAACAACATAGTAGCGTTCTACATCCTGCTATCAAGTTAGTAGAAGAGAAGATATTGAACAAGGAAATTCAATTTGAAGATAACCCTTTACTTATACAGAACTTCCAAAATGCTCGTGTTATTTATGATACTAACTTAAATAAATATGTTACCAAGAAGAAAAGTACAGGTAAAATTGATATGCTTGCAGCCGGATTTAGTGCTGTTCATTTATTGATGGAAAATGAAATATTAGGTAATACTTTTGTGAGTGCTGTTTTATAGTCCTAAATAAGACTTAAAACTGTTTAATAATTAAGGGAAGGAGGAGTACAATGGGGATTTTTAGTTGGTTTACTAGAGATAAAGAAGAGGAAGAAAAAGAGAAAGTTACCTTGTTTGAAGAGGTATTCGGTTATGCGAGTGATAAGGTTACTATAGAAGATGCTTTGCAGATACCTATAGTCAACGCTTGTGTATCTCGTGTGAGTGATGTTATTGCTTCTACTGATTTAAGACTATATAAAAAGACAGATAAAGGTAGGGAAGAAGTAGAAAACGATAATAGAGTTAAAATTCTTAATACTAAAGTGGATAATGGTTTGATTAATAGCTTTGAACTTAAAAAACTAATCGTAAGAGATTATTTTTTGAAAGGTCATTGCTATTTTTATATTAAAAGAAGCGGTAATAAGGTAGAAGATATTGCTTATTTGGATAATGTATCTATTAGCAGTAATTCAGACCCTTTTAACAAGTTATTCACAATTCACTCTTATGATAAGACACTTAGACCTCATGACACTTTAAGGGTAACTAGAAACTCTAAAGATGGCATGCGAGGTAAGTCTATCATTGATGAAACGGGGTTACACTTCTTGCTTATCATTAAAACTATGGAACGTCTTTTAACAGATGCTAAACGTGGTTTTCTTCCAAAAGGTATGTTTAAGATGGAAAAGAATATCAGAGATTTAGATGCTGTAAGAGAAGATGTTATTAAGATGTTAAGTGATAAAAATAGCGGTTATATATTCTTAAATAGTGCCATTAGTTACGAGCCTTTAGAGAAAAAGAAAGATGTTGAAAATGAAGCTAAGGCTAACGCTTCTGAACTTAATAAGATTGCAGCGATGTTTGGAGTACCTGTAAGCATCATTAATGGTGGAGCAAATGAAGAAGATAAATTCAATTTTATCAACTTTACTATCTTGCCATTATTAGCGACTATAGAAGCTAGTCTAAACAGAGATTTACTGTTAGAAAGAGAGCAAGGTAAATATTATTTTGCGTTTGACACAAAAGAGTTGCTTAAAGGAAACTTAAAAGAACGTTTTGAAGCATATCAAATAGCAATTAAGAACAATATAATGAGTATGGATGAAGTTCGAGACCTAGAGAATATGCCGAGATTAAATCTTGGTTTCTATAAATTTAATATTGCAGATGCTATGTATATTCGTGATGACGAGAAAGATATTAATATGCTATTAAACGTTAATACTAATACGGCTATGGATATTAATAGGGTTGTAGCAACCACAAGTGAAACAGGTATTATGAACTTCAACCCTAATCACAAAGACAGTGTTTTAAATCAAGAGCAAGATGTTACATCTAATGAACTGACCGACAAAAATGACGGTCAGCTTGAGGAAACTGTTGAGGGTAAAAGAAAAGAAAATGTAAAAAACACGTCCTAAGTAAGACTATAAAAGGCTAATAACAAGGAAAGGGGGAAAGCCTATGAAAGTAAGGGTATATGATAACAAAGCTATTATAAGCGGTTATGTGAATGTTGCTGAACGTATTTCTAAACGCCTTAAAGAAAATGGTATCGAGTTTTACGAGAAAATAAAAGAAGGAGCGTTTGGAGATGCTGTAAGAAGAAATAACAACATAAAAATACTACTTAATCATGATTATAAGCGAGAATTAGGTAATACTAATCAGAATTTAACTATTTATGAAGATAGTATAGGTTTATATGCAGAAGCGGAAATAACCGATGAAGAAGTTGTAATGAAAGCAAGAAATAATCAATTAAGTGGTTGGAGCTTTGGTTTTGTACCATTAAAAGAAGAAATAAACGAGAACTACGGGAACATTCCTTTGAGAACTGTAGAAAGTTTAAACCTATATGAAGTATCTATCCTGGATAGCGACCATATACCAGCTTATAACTCTATGAGTTTGAATGTAAGAGATGCAGCAAACGAGCCTTTAGAGATTAGGAGCTACGAAAAAATCAATATAGAGGTGGAAGAAGAAAAACCACCAAAAGAAGAGTTACAAAGAGATTTTGATAACTCTATTTTTATTGCCGAAATAGATAAATTTTTAAACGAAAGGAAAAAATAAAATATGACTTTAAAAGAATTAATTGAATTAAGAAACGAAAAAATTGAAAGAATAAATGATTTTAAAAAAATTGCAGAAACAAGAGCAATTACAGAAGATGAAAAAAAAGAATACGAAGAAGTAACAAGAGAAATTACTTCATTAGACCAACGTATCGAAATTTTAGAAGTAAAAGAACGTGAGTTTGTAAATACAGAAGTAGACAAACTAGATGTATCTCAAGAACTAAGAGAGTTCTTAAAAAACCCTACATTAGATATACGTGCTTTTGGAGCAGGAGCTGGAAACAACTTCAAAGCAGCAGAAGCTGGAGCTATCATACCACAAACTTTATCAGATAGAATTATCGAAAAAATCTTAAAAGAAAGTAATATCTTACCTTTATTAACAAGATACGATATTACAGGGGAGTTATTAATTCCTAAATTTGATGCTTCTACACTTACTATTGCTTTCTATGATGAGTTTGCTGATACAGTAGAAAGCAACGCTAAATTCACAAGCATCAAACTTACTACATTCCGTATCTCGGGTCTATTAAGAATTTCAAGAAAACTAATCAACAATGTTAAATTTGACATTGAAGGTTTCTTAATTAATAAAATTGCGGAACAATTCAGATTATTCTTAGAAAAATCTGTAGTTGAAGGAGCAGCAGGTAAATTCGATGCTTTATTCACAGCAGAAGCAGATAACACACTTACATTAGCTAAGAAAGACGAGTACTCTATCAACGATTTAATCGACTTACAAGCTAAATTGCCAACTGTACACCAAGCTGGAGCTGTATTTGTAATGAATAAAGATATGTTAACTATCTTGAGAAAATTACAAGACAAAGAAGGACGTTACTACGTGTTACCAGATGTTACTCGTGGTTTTGGTTTCTCAATTTTAGATACTTCTATCCAAGTAACTGATTTTGCACCAGCTGGGCAAGTTTTATACGCTAACCTTAAAGAATATGGTTTAAGTGTAAGTGAAGAAATGAATATCCAAGTGTTAAACGAGTTATATGCTACTCAACACGCTGTAGGTGTCAATATTCATGGACAATTCGGTGGTAAAATTACCGATGAACAAGCGTTCGCTTTATTAAAAAATAAAGGATAGGAGTTGAAATAATTGGCTGAAATTTCTGTAGAAGACGTAAAAGATTATTTAAGAGTCCTTGATAATTCAGAAGACAGTCAGTTAAAACTACTGCTAGATAGTGCTGTTGAGTATATGGTAAGTCACACAGGATTGAAAGAAGATGTAGTAAGAAATAAAAGTGATATTAAAACAGCACTTCTTATACTAGTAAATGATTTTTACTGGAATAGAGATTATCAAACCGGAAATAAATATAATAATAAATTAGTCGATAATATTATAGAGAATAATAGAACTAATTTTATAGGATAGGAGGTACTTATGGTTATAACTACTGGAATGTTTAACAAGAAGGTATCTTTTATTCGACATGGAGTTAAAGTAAACAGTTTTGGTGGGCGAAGTGGAAAGACAGAAGAAGAACTTTTCACTTGTTACGCTTATCTTAGTAATTTAAGAAATAGTGAATTTTGGGAGAGCAGACATGGTAGTGATAAGAGTAAACTACGTATAAGAATAAGATTTACACCAAAAGCATTAAAACTTAATACTAAAGACTGTTTTGTGAAAATAGATGATAAAACGTGGAACATTCTGTCAATAGAGAATGTTTTGAATAGAAACAAAGAATTTTTAATGTATTTGGAGTATAGAGATGAGTAACATAATTTCTATTGGTATATCTGATTTTGGTTTACAAGAATATCTTGAGACTTATCCTGTAAAAGTAAGAATAGTGGCGGATAAAGCGGCACTAAAAGCAGCTAAAGAAGGAAGAAGTCTATTATTAGTTACTTCTCCTGTAAAAAGCGGTAGATACAGTAAGGGTTGGAGTGTTAGGAACAAGTCAACTGTTGCTGGAGGGATAGAGTATGTTATTCACAACAAAAACAGTCCTCACTCTGTACACTTGCTAGAAGACGGACATGAGATGTTTATTAATGGTAAATACACAGGTAAACGTGTAGCAGGTATTCCACACTTTGAAAAAGCTAAAGAAAAGGCGGGAGATTTATTTGAACAATATTTTGACGAAGGTTTACGAAGCCTTGATTAGTGTAGGTATTCCTGTTGCTTATTTTAACTTTGATAAAACAGAGAAAATTCAAGCACCTTTTATTATTTTTAGGAGTACCAAAAAAATTGTTAGTGCCGATAGTGATATATATTGTTATCGGCACGAGTTCAATATCGAGCTGTATTATCATGGCGGAGATATAGAACTAGTAGAAAAATTTAGAGAAACGTTGTACGAGATAAAAAAAGTAGTTAACTACGAACAAAGTCCTTTAGATGGAGTTATTTTATTGCGTGCAACGTTTGATTTATTAGAAGAAAGACAAACTAAAACAAACGAAAAAGGAGACAAAATAAATGAGTAACAAATATTTATTTAACTTAAAAAATGTACACTATGCACCTGTAACTGTAGGAGAAGATGGAACTTTATCATTTGGAGCTGTTACACGATTAATGGGAACTACAGAGCTAACTATGGAACTAGAGCAAAGTTCAGATAAACACTTTTCAGAAGGTTTAGTTTACTTTGTAACTACTTCATCAGCAGGATATAAAGGAGAAATTAGTATCTATAATGTTGATGCTAAGTTTGAAAAAGAAGTATTAGGTATGAAAGAAGATACTAAAAAAGTACAATACGAAGATATGTACGCACAACCAAAAGAGATTGCGTTACTGTTTGAAGTAGATGGTAATGAAAAAGCAGAAAGACATTGCTTACTGCGTGTTAAAGTATCAAAACCAAAATATGAATACAAAACAACTACAGATAAAGTAGATGTACCTGTATTAAAACTTTCTTATGAAGGTTTAACTAACGAAAAAGGTATCGGAAGAATTAAAACATCTAAAGACACAGACGAACAAGTTTATAGCAAATGGTTTGATAGTGTTTACACACTTGCAACAGCCTAATTAAAAAAATATTTAACCTAAAAGGAGAAAAAACATGAAATTAAAAATCGGTAAAAAAACTTATAAAACTAAAACTTTAACAGCGGACTTTCCTATCAAATTTTATAAAGATACTGGATTGGATATTTTCAGCATTGAAGATGCAAATAAAAGTTTTATAGAGTTATATGAAGTCTCTTTACATCTAGCGTTCGCTTTAGCAGGAGGGGAAAAATCTTTTGAAGAGTTCAGCAATGAATTTACTCCAGCGGATTTAGTGAATGCTTTTGGAGATATATTCGCTTGTTACATGGAAACAACTTCTCCTAAAGTAGCGAGCGAAGTTGAAAAAAAGTAACTACAAGGAAGATGACTACCCCACTATATTTGCTTAGATGCAAACAAGTGGGGTTTTCTTATGAAGATATGAAAGTAATTCCTATGGATGTAGTACAAGGAACTTTTGTAGAGCAAGGAAACGATAGTTACGATTATCCGTTGAAACCTACTCAAGATGTAATTGATAGATTATAGGAAAAAGAAATTTTATAGGAAAGGAGGATAAATAATGGCTTTAGAAGAAAGAGGAAGACGGATAACGCTTAAAGCGGATATTTCTCAATTAAAATCAGCTTTCAACAAGGTTAATGCTATTGCTCGTCAAAGTGCTACAGAACTAAGAAAAATAGGAAATGCACTAAGGTTTGACCCTCATAATATAGCTTTGTTAACTCGACACCAAAAAGAACTTAACAGACTTATAGCTCAAAACCATAAAAAGATAGGTAATCTAAAAAAACAAATAGCGGCACACACAGAGTCGGGAGATGTAGAAGCTGTTAGAAAACTTACAAATAAGTTAGAAATAGCACGCTCTGAAAACAATAGATTTAAGGCTAGTTTAAAAGAAACTAATAAAACACTTGCTAACTTAGGTAATGTTCAAGCACTAGCGAAGCTAGAAAGCGAACTAAAACAAAGTAAAGCAAATGTAGAAAGTTTGAATAAAGCATTAAAGTTAGATGTAGGAAACATTAGTGCTGCTACGACTAAATTTAGAGAACTTAAATCTCAACTTGATAATTTAGATAGACAAGCTCTTATTCTTATACAAGACTTGAAGAAAATCGATATTAAAACAAACCCTCAAGGCTTTAATAAGATAAAGTCTAAACTAGAAGAAACTAGAGCGGAAGCTAAATATACAAGAGAAGAACTTAAAAAGTTAGGCGATACTAAATTTAGTCCAGCTTTGGTGCAGATAGAAAAATTAGACCAAGAGCTTAAAAAGAGTAGAGAAACTAGCAAGAGTTTAAAACGAGAGTTAGAGTTTAAACCTAGAGACAGTCTTTTAAAATCTTTAAAGTTAGAAGAAGCGAGAAATGAGCTAACTAAAACTAGAGAAAAGATTAAGTTACTTAAAAGCGAGTTAAGTAGAGTAAAAACAACAAATAATAGAGAAGAATTTACTAAGTTAAATATTAAAATCGCTGAAAGTCAAAGACATACTAAAGAACTTATCAGAAGTTTTAACCTTCTTAATGCAACTAAATTAAATGGTGTAAGAGGAGCATTGACTAGTTTTGGACATAGTTTGCAACAAAACGCTAAAGCTATGCGAAATGCTGGAAGAAACTTTACATTAGGTTATACCTTACCTGTTACTTATGGTATGGGAAGAGTCTTAAATGAGTTTAGACAAACTGACGATGGTTTAAGACGAGTTGCTGCTGCGGCTTCTGATGGTGTAAAGGAAAAATTCACAACTTCTTTTAGAGAAGTGGAAGCAAGTGCAAGAGAGTCTTCAAAAGGTACTGTATATAGTGTTAAACAAGTTGCTAGTGGTATGGAAGAGCTTATTAAAGCGAACTGGAAGGCAGCGGATGCTCAAAGAGAAGTTATCCACGTTATGAACTTGGCTAAAGTAGAAGGTATGGATTTAGCACAAGCAACTGAAATAGTTGCAGATGGTTTAGCTTCATTCGGCTTAAAAGCAAATGAAACAGCACGCTTTACAGACGTGTTAACAATGGCTTCTATTAAATCTACTACCGATATTACAAAAATGGGAGAAACATTGAAATATGTAGCTCCTGTAGCGGGTACATTGGGTTATACAATAGAAGATACAGCTACCGCTATTTCCATAATGGCTAACAATGGTATTAAGGCTTCTGTAGCAGGTACTTCATTGAGAGCAGGACTTACAAACCTAGTAAAACCTTCTAAGCAAGCGAGAGCTGCTTTAGCAGAAATAGGTTTTAGCATGACAGATGCTAATGGTAAAACAAAACCTTTAATTCAAGTTATATCTGAACTTAGAGAAAAAACTCAAGGAATGACGGAAGCTCAAAAAGCTCACTTTGCAGCATCGGTATTTGGTAAAACTGCGATGAGTGGTTGGATGGCTATTTTAAACGCTTCTGATACATCGGTAAAAGAGCTAACTAATTCTATCAAGAACTCTAAAGGTGCTACTAAAGAAATGGCAGACCAACTTACAAGCGGAGTAGGTGGAGCATTTGACAGATTTAAAGCTAGTGTGAGTAACACTTCTTATGAAGTAGGAAAATCTCTTGCTCCAGCTCTTAAATCGGTTATTGACGGAGCTACTAAAATGGTAACTTCATTAGGTAATGCGACCGATGGTACGAAGATTTTTGTTACTTCTTTAGTTGGTGTAACAGCAGTGATACCACCATTAACATGGGCGATTGGCGGAGCTATTACACAATTTCAAAGATTTGCAACATTCTTAAAACTAGCGTTCGCTACACCGATAGGGTTGGCAATTAGTGGAACTATAGCTTTAACAGTTGCTTTACAAAGATACTTTAACTCTACTAATGAAGCAGCAAAAGCAAAAGATAAAATCAAAGAAGCTAACGAAGGTATAGCAAATAGTTTTGAAAAAATTGCTGCTGGAGTTAGAACTGCTGAAAAAGAAATATCTGAAAGTCAAGGGTATTTTGAAACTCTATATGGCTCAAGTGATAAAGTAGCTAATCGCATGAAGGAAATACCGGGAGAAATACAAAATATACAAGCTGAAATAAGTGATATTTTAAGAAAGTATTCAGATGATAGAGATGGTATAAGTCAAACAGACTTACAACGTTTGAAAGATTATAATAACAAGCGTGCTGCTTTATACAAAGAACAAGTTACAATAGTCAATCAAAGACTAGGAGACTTAAATACTGCGGTTAAAGAGTTTGTTAAGAATGATAGTTTAACGGATGAGCAATATCTTGCTATGAAGAATAAACTTACTAAAGATTTAAACACAACTTACGATGAAGCACAAAAAAACGCTAGTGATTATTATGTTAGGATGGTGGCTGAAAATGCTAAGTTACCTCCAGAATTAAGAAAATCTAACGAGCAAATAACTCAAGAATATAAAGAGATGTTAAGAACTGCTAAAAGTGTGTACGATGAAGGAACACAAGCGTTAGAACGAAGAAATTTACAACACAGTAAATTGATGGATGACTTCTTTAGAAAAACTGCTGAAATTAATGATAGAGCACAAAGTAACGAAAAGAGACACCAAGAAGAGTTAGAAAAAATTCGAGAAGCTGGAGTCCAAGATGCTCAAGGTGCTGCTTTAGCGATGGAGCAAGAAAATGCACGATATTATCAACAACAACAAAAACATAAAGAAGAGTTAAAAGCTGTTTTTGAAAATATGAACCAAGATGAAATTGGTCGATGGGCAAACAGTATAAAAACTGCTAAAGAAAAAGGTAGAGAGCTTACAGCGGAAGAAAAAGCAACAGTAAAAGCTATGATTGAAGCCTACGATGGCATGGATACTCAAATGCAAGAAAAAGTAAAGAAAGCACTTGAAGCTGTAGGTTTTAGCATAGATGATATGAAAACTATATTAGGTGGTAAATCAAACGAAAGTGCTTTTGAAATGATGCGACAACTTCAAAGCGGTATTAATGGTGGTAAACCGGGAGTCAAGACTGAAATAGATACAGTAGCACAACAGTTAATTGATACCATAGGTGGTGTGAATTTATTCCCTAGCGGTGTGAGTATTATGAATGCGTTAGGAAAAGGGGTAAATAACGGGAAGCCGAGTGTTGATACAAGTATAGCCGATACTACAAAAGGAATTGTTGATAAAGTTATAAATACTGACTTAGCCCCTGCTGGACGTGAAAAATCTGAACAGTTAGGACATGGTATTAAATCAGCAGACAGAAATGTTTGGGATGCAGCTCAACAAACAGCTAACTACGGGAAAGACGGAGCTAGAAGCATTAGTTTTGATGGTGTAGGTGCAGCGATGACTATAGGTATGGCAAATGGTGCAAATAGTCAAAGTAACACATTATTCAGTACATTAAGAGGGTTAGCAAGTCAAGCGTGGCAAGCAGCAAAAGCAGCGTTAGGTATCAACTCTCCATCTCGTGTATTCAAACGTGAAGTCGGGCATTGGATAGCTCCGGGTATTGCCGAAGGGGTTGTTGGCAATGCAGATACATTATTTAGAAGTATTAAAGGTACTATGACTAAAGGGGTTAAGGTTGCTAAAGATTTTAATTTCTCTGATAAATTAGGTAGTATTGCTAATTTCTCTTCTGTTAATGATTATGCTATTCAACATACAGTATCACAAAACAATATTGTAGTAGAAACTTTAAATACTCTAATAAGTAAAATAAATGATTTAGAATTACGTTCTGACATTTACCTTGACGGAGATAAAGTTGGTAATGCTACATATAAAAGACATGAAGTTATAGATAGGAGGTTAGGTTTAGTATGATAATTTGGAAAAACGAGACACTTCTGTTGAATACCAAAGATTATAAACTTAACTTTGGTATCTTAAATTTTGATGATTATAGAAGTGCTACTGAAAAGATAATTAAGAGTGAAAGTTTTAGTTTTAATGATAGTTATACATATAGACCTAATACTTATCAAGGGTATAATACCACGATAGAAATTCTTATAAGAGATAGTAAACGAAAACAGTTTCTTAGAGCTTTAAGAGAGGGTAATAGATTATCTCTTCCAAAAGAAGAGAACGTATATCGTGAGTATTATATTGATGGCGAGGTTAAGACTACTTATTATTCAGAAGGGTATTCTAAACTCGCTATTCCCGTATATTTTAATGCTTTTAAATACAGCACTTCTAAGAAGATATTTACTTTCCAAAAAGGTTTATTTAATACTATATACAATGAAGGAGATGTTTATGCAGAGCCTGTATATACTATAAGAGGAAACGGAAACCTTATATTTTCCGTTAATGGCACAGTTCATACTTTAAGAAATGCACAAGGTGGATATATAGTTAATTGTAAAAATAAAGAACAAAATATCACAGATTTAAGTGGAATTTCTAAAAATGTTACAAGTGAGTATAACGGAAATTTCCCTATACTAGAAACTGGAGGTAACAGAATACAACTTATTAGCGGAGATAGTCTTGAAATGAAAGTTAATTGGAGGTGGATAGATTGATAATTAGATTAGATACTGAAAAAAGTTTAGTTACAGCTTGGGAAGTTAGGCTTATCAAAACTAGTGATTATCAAGATACTCTTACCTTTAAATTACCTATAGACGAAAAAATAAGTATTGATGAACTTATAGGAGTTAGAACTAAGGTATTTAAACAGAATTATAGGGTTAAAGAGATAATAGTTAAAGACAGATTTAAAGATGTGTTTTGTGAACACGTCTTTTTTGATTGTAAAAATATAGTTATCCCTTTTGTAGATGAAGCAGATAGAAGCGGAGAGTCTTTTAATGATTTTTCAAGATATAACGATTTAAGAAGTATTTGCGGACACCTAAATAGGATAATCAGAACTAAAGGAGATAACGAGTTCGCCTTTACTTGTGATTTTAATAAGAGTGGTATTGTCGAGTGTGATGATACCACTTTATACGATTTAATATTTGGAGAAAAAGGTATTTTAAAAACTTTTGATTGTGAGTTGGTTTACGATAATTTCAAAGTTAAACTTGTTGAGAATAGACCTAGTAAAAATACGGAAATTCTTTTCCATGAGAACAAGAATATTACAGAGTTGCAAGAGACAACAGATTTTAAAAATATTGTTACTAAGTTACATATCACTTGTAAATATTCTCCGGATAATTCAGAAGAAGGTAAAGCAGAGCGAGAAAGACTTAAAGCTGAAAAAAGAAAAGAATTGTTTGAAGCTAGTCAACGAAGAATACAAGAACGTGAACAAAGGCAAGCGGAAGAACGAGAAAGAAAAAGACAGCAAAGAGAAAGAGAATATCAAGAAAGCAAAAACAGACCTAGAAGAACTCAAGATGAAATACATGCTGAACATTTGAGGAAGCAACAAGAAAACGAAGCTAGAATAAGAGCTAATAATGAAGCTAGAAGATTAGAAAGAGAGCGTAAGTTTAAAGAGCGTGAACAGCAAAGGGTAAATAAGAAACAAAATAAAGAGGAATTAATCTTTAGAACAGTATTCACTAGCCCTTTGATAAGTGAGTATGCTAGACCTTATGAAGCTAGTCTTAACTTCAGTAGTAGTGAAGTAAATAGCGAAGAAACGTTAATAGCTTGGTGTAATGCTAATTTATTCACAGAAGAAGACCCTAGAGATTTACCTGTTAAGAACTTTAGCTTTAAACCTGTAACCGATAATTACGATATAGATATTAATGATAAAGCGATGGTTGTTTTTACATCTATCAATACTAATAAGATTGTTAATTGTTGCAAACTTGAGTATGATGCTTTGCACGATAAATACATCTCTGTAGAGTTTGGAGTTTTAAATAGAAGTCCTATCAAAAGTGCTATAGGTAGTTTAAATTCTAAAATATCAGATGCCAACGCTAACATCGAAAGAAAATATGGTATATTAGACAGTAATTTTGAAATTTACGTCCAAAAAGAGTTAGAAGCATACGATGAGCTTTATCGACTTGATACAGAAGAGTTTAGAGATGAATTTACTACTGGACTTGAAGAAGCGGAAATAAAAGCTGAACAGTATGCAGGGGAAGTCGCTACAAGTATAGACAACAATATAAATACTTTCAAAACAGAAATAAACTCTACTATAAAAGAGTTTAACAGCAAATTATCCAGCTTTGATGGTGGTAATTTAGATGAGCTTAGAAAGAAAATTGAAGAGACTAAACAAATAGCTGAAACTACAGTTAAAATGGTGGGAACTGATGATAGTGTTACTTATAACAAGAACAGATTAGAAGGTGCTACCGAGCGAGAAATACCATTAGGAACAGCTTATATAGAGTTATCTCATAATGGAGATGGTTTTGAAGTAGGTAAAGAATACACTATAAGTTGGGAAGCGGAGTGTAGAACACATGATTTTACTGATGTAAAAGTAGTGTTTAACAAACCTTTACCTTTTGTTGCAAGAGTAAGTTTAGTATCTAAAAATAATCTATATCCTAGAGTAGATAAAGTGCTAGAAAAAGGAACAAAAGAAGTGGACTTACTTCACATCTATAGTTCTACTTATAGCAACTTATTACTTAGCGATTGGCTGGAGATGGTATATACAACAGTAGAAATATCCAATAAAAATGTTTTGAATATCAATATAACTTTTAAAAAGATAGCAGATGCTAATGACCGTCCAGAGTTTACAGAAGACTGGATGAAAGAATGGCAAGGGGAGTGGAACGAACAACCACAATATATATTAGATGGAGGTGCTAACTAGATGTCAATAGAAAAAATACCATTAAGGGTACAACACAAAAGAATGACAGCTAACGAGTGGCGAAGTAGCTCTCTTATCCTCCTAGACGGAGAAATAGGTGTAGAGAGCGATACAGGATATTTAAAAGTTGGTAATGGTAGAAGTAGATTTAGTGAGTTGCAATATTTAACAGGACCTAGAGGAGCTACTGGAGAGCGTGGTTTAACTGGACCACAAGGACCTGCAGGGAGAGATGGACAAGTTACTTTTGCAGCTTTAACTCAACAACAAAAAAACGAACTCAAAGGAGAACGAGGAGAGCGAGGGCAACAAGGGGAACGTGGTTTACCAGGACAACCCGGAAGAGACGGAACAAATGGAACACCAGGAACTAACGGGCGAGATGGGGTAAGTAGTTACACTCATATTAAATATTCTAATAATTCTAATGGATATGGAATGAGTGACGATGCTAATTCTCTATACATTGGTATATATACGGGAACAAGTTCAACACCTCCCAACAGTTACACTTCTTATAAATGGTCGAAATTCAGAGGTGCTGACGGATTGCAAGGGTTACAAGGAACACCCGGAAGAGCTGGTGTAGATGGAAAACCCGGACAAAATATTATCAACCAACAAAATAATCAACCTATGAAGTACTGGGCTGGCACAGAAGCTCAATATAATGCTATTTCCAATAAAGACTCTAATACTATATACGATATATTCAAGTAGGTGCTACTATGGAAAGATTGAAAATAATAGTAGGTGGTAAAGAAATAGCAAAAAGATATGTAGGGGATAGGTTGGTTTGGGAAGGTATTACTTTAATATTAAGGTTAAATTATGCAACTGTTCTAAAAAGAAGAGGAGAAGTGATGTTAATAACATTATATGGCGGTCAAATTAATACCGATAATGTTACTAAAATTGTTTTAGATGATATAGTTTTAACTGAATTTAACTCATTAAAATCGGAACGTTCTAATTTTAAATTTAAGCTATCAGATGGAGAAATGGCAAAATTAAAAGAGGGAAGAATAAATAATGTTGAGTTTTGGGGAAGGGGGTAGTGTATGGATATAGAAATTCAAAATAAAAAAAATGAAGCGCTTTTTAAAAATGGTAAATATCAATTTACATTTATCCCTAAACTTCCTACAGAAAAAATCAAAATACATCACATGGGATGTGTTGGAGATACTAGATTAAATCACATTCAATTAGAACAAGGAACAGAAGTTACTTCTTTCGTTGCACCTGATAAGAAGGTCAATTCTTTAAGTGGGATATTTAAACAATTAAGAGATTTAGATATTCAGATACGAGACCAAAACAGCGAGCTTTGGGGTAAAATTAAACTTAATAATACTGGTGCTATCCTAGATTTTTATAATGAAAATATTAAAACTCAATTAACAACGTTAGCTGGTAAGGTTAATGTTGCTATAAGTGAACTTGATAATAAAGTCTTAAAAAAAACAGATGTTTCTGTTACCTCTAATGGGATAACATTAGGAAGCGGAAAAACGATTGATGGAAGAACTATTGCTAGTATTATGAAAGTTCAACCGGATAGTATTGACTTAATAAGTCCACTTATTAGAGTAACGGGAAATATGGTTGTAGATGGAACGCTTGAGGGTAGAAAAATCAAAGCTAATACTTTAGAAACTGGACACCATAAAGCTGGAAGTATTACAACCGAAATACTTGCAGCTAATGCAGTTAAAGCAAACAATCTAAATGTTGATAATGCTATGATTATAAAATTCTTAGCTAATAGTGCTTTTATCACAGAATTATTTGCTAAAAGAGCATTTATTAATCAATTACAAACAGTTAAGGTAACTTCTACTCAGATAGATACAGAAACTCTTAGAGGTAAGACTATAATAGGTGCTGAAATTACTGGACAAAGCAGAATTACATTAGGTGAGTACGGATATATGCAACCTACACAAAGTGGAGGACTTCAAATTAATTCTCCTCACAACTATACAAGTAAAGACGGTATAGGTATTCAAATAGTAGGAGGAAATGATAGAGGTAAAGATGTACCTTATGGAATGTTTATTTATCAAGATAGTGATTTCACAGTTGGAGGCTATACCCCTGTAGATACAGACGCGTACCTTTTAACAGTTAAAGGTTATATCAACACAAAAGGAGTTAACAACTTAAAATTCGTTAACTACTCAGATGGTAGTACATCTATAGGAGTTTGGAATAGAAATGTAGCTTTGCTATTTGATAGTTCTGCAAATGATATATTTTATACTTACGCCAACACTAAATATAGTCTTTGGGAGATAATAAAAGCTCACTTTAATACTACTTCTGATATTAGGTTGAAAACTGATATTGTTAATTCAGAAGCTAATGCTCTTGCTAAATTAAAATTATTTTCATTCAAGAGTTTCGACTGGGAAGAAAGAGAAAATTTTGGAATTAAACCTCATACAGAAATAGGATTGATTGCTCAAGATGTGGAAAAGATAGATAAGAATTTTGTGAAGATGGTCGGCGAGTATATGACGTTAGACCATTTTAATTTGTTAACTTTTAATCTGAAAGCTACTCAAGAACTATATTATCGTGATTTAGAAAAAGATAAAAAAATAATCAAGTTAGAAAAAAGAATTAAACAGATGGAGGAAAAATTATATGCAGCATAACGAGGTGCAACCAATACATTTAATAGCTCAAGAATTAAGCGAGAAAACAGTTGAACTTGCTCATTACAAAGTAGCTTATCAACAACTTAATGAAGAGGTGGAAGAACTAAAAGGGTTAAAAGAATTGATTGACTCTAACAAAGAACTAAAAGAGTTGGTAGAGGAGTTAAAATCTAAGGAGGAAAAATAATGGCATTAGAACTCATTGACAGAACAGCGATACCGGAAGCTGGCGGATATAAAAGTGTATCTGTTAATTTTTCATTGAGAAAAGGTAGTGTATTTTTAACTGGAGGAGCTGATTTACCGGGAAAATATGCAACAGTATCAGATAATGAAATATTAGAAGAAATAAAACGTCAATTAGCAATCCAAATGTACGAGGGTGACTCTACACCGGCATTAATCACAGAATATGCTAATTTAACTCGTCAAATGATTGTTTTAGGAAATGGTAATGTAGAACACAAAGCAAGAGAAAAAGCGTTACATAAATTAGTTAATAAGGTTAACAAAGGTAATGATAAATTGCTTATGACCTTGCTGTTAGATGTACTGGATGCTAAAACTATCAATGACAACAGAGACGTTATTATTGATGCGTTTGACTCATACGAGATAGGAGTAGAGTATTCAGTAGGAGATAAATTCAAATATGATAATCGACTATTTGAAGTATTAGAAGAACATACATCAGTTGAGGTGTGGAAACCTACTAGTGAGCCTACTAAATACAAAGAGCTATCTTTAACTAGGGAGGAAACGGACAAGAAAGAAGATTTAGAAGATGAAGCAGGACGTTATATCACAAAAGCACAATTAAATGATGCAATGGCAGGAGTATTTCAAGCAGTTATGAAAGCTGTAGAAGAAATGTTTGAGGAAGAAGAAGGAGGAGAAGAAAATGGAAATACTGAACACAATAGCGATGGGGTATCACACAGCGAAGGGGGTATTGAGAGTAATGAGACCAAGTAGATTAAGATTTAAACCTACTGATTTTTTAGTTAGACTTCATGTAGAAAGAATAATCGGCGGTGGACGTACGATTGAAGATGTACCTAATATCGGCAATCTTAGAGAAGTAGTGCAGCAAGAAGTCAATAGAATTTTAAAAGAAGCGGAAGAGAAAAAAGGGCAAGAATAATCTTGCTCTTTTAAATTATAAAGGAAGCGAGGACAATGAATTTGTTTGAATGGTTAAGACATTTTATGGAAACGGAAGATGGCAAGATACTTTTCATACTTACTCTAATAGTATCGGCAATGATTATTGATTTTCTAACTGGAACAATAGCCGCAAAAGTCAACTCTAATATTACCTTCAACTCGAAAGTTGGAATTAATGGTATTTTGAGGAAATTGGCTAGTATTTCAATTATGTTATTTTTCATTCCACTATCAGTATTAATACCAGCAGGAGCGGGAGTAGCGTTAGTATATACCCTGTATATCGGATATTTAGTAATGGAGTTGAAAAGTATTGCTGAAAACTTAGGTAAAATGGGAGTGGACATAGAAACATTGAAAGATATTATAGATTTACTAAATAAAAATAAGGGAGGTAAATAACATGACAGAGTTACAACAATTTATAAGTCCAGCGGTAGTTGGGATATGTTGGCTAATAGGAAACACGCTAAAATCAAGCGTACCTAAGTTACCTAACAATTACATTCCGTTAGCGTTAGGATTGATAGGTGCTATTTTAATGACGATATTAAATGGTTTTAGTGGGTTAAATTTAATAATTGGTGTAGTTAGTGGACTTAGTGCTACTGGAGTACATCAAGTTTATAAAGGTTTCTCGAAAGAGGAAGAGAAACTTAAAAACGATAACGAACAACGTTATCCAGGAGGTAATTAATTATGGCAACGCAATTAGAAATGGTTAATTGGGCGAAGGCTCAAGAAAATAAATGGATTGATGTTGATGGTGCTTATGGTGCTCAATGTGTTGATTTAGCAATGAAATATTGTCAAGTGTTCGGAGGAATGACTCCGCATGGTAATGCTATTGACTACTTATCAAACTCTATTCCAAGTGGTTGGAAGCACTATTCAAGTGGAGAAATTCAACCCGGAGACCTTGCTATTTGGAAGTGGGGAAGTTGGGATATATACGGACATATCGGTATTGTAATATCTGTTAACGGTCGATATGTTACTTCTGTAGAACAAAATGTAGATGGTGCTGCAGTCGGAGTAGGTGGATATGCGAGAGTTCGTACAAGAGATGATAGTTGTTTAGTAGGGTTTATCCGCCCAGCTTATTCAGAGAATGGTTGGGTTAAAAACGACAGTGGTTGGTGGTACGATTTAGGAAATGGAGACTACTATAAAGATTGTTGGAAATTAATCAATGGCTCATGGTTTAAATTCAATTCTAATGGATATATTTTAGAAAACCAATGGTATCATGAAGAAAATACAGACCGTTGGTATTGGTTAGATACTGGTGGATATATGGCTTCAAAAGCGTGGAGATATATCAATAACCATTGGTATTATTTCCATGAAAATGGAGAAATGGCAACTGGTTGGATTGAATATCAAGGGCATTGGTATTACCTTAACAACGAAAACGGAGACATGGTATCAGAAGAATATCGTAAAATCGGCGACTATTGGTATATGTTCAACAAGGACGGAGAAATGCAAACCAATAAAAAAATGGAAATAAAAGAAGATGGAACTATCAGGATGATAGATTAAAATAACTGAATAAAGACGCTATTACATACCCCCTTTAATTAGGGGGTATTTTTTGTTGACAAAATTAAAAATTAACAGTATTATGAATTTAGCATAAATACGGTATTTTATTATTTGAGAGAATGTAAATTTTGAATCTAACTTATTCGAGTTCAAATAATGATTTATCTATTATTGTCTTATGGTTGAGCTAGTGTTGGCTCTTTTACCTCTCTATGAAAGTCGAGAGGTATTTTTTTGTTTTTTGAGGACAAATTACAAAATTCAAAAATAAAAAGAGAGACCTAAAAATCCCTCTTT